ATTAAACCGGAGATCAAGGTGTTATCATCCGCCGAATCGACTTTCAGATGGAGCTTAGCCTCTTCCAGAGTTATCGGTTCAATGGCCGGTACGGTTTTAAGTTTCAGCCTCATTTCATTTTTTCCTACGCTTTGATTTCGTCTCCTTTGGCACATCGAGAACCTTATCTTCTTCTGCAAAACCTTGCTTCAACCAGGATAAGGCCACAACTTCAGGAAGATCGCATTTCTCCCCTATCTGGCATATTTTTTCGTGAATCCCATCAGGATAACAAGTCATTGTTTTAAGCATTCTTATTTTCATAAACTTCTCCTTCGGTAGAATGGGAGGAGGGAGGGCATGCCTCCCCCTCCCTTTTCTGTCAATTACTACTGGCAATCTTCAGCCTAAACAGCAGGTGCATGACGCGGTACCCCTTTAATGATGATCGCTCCGCCAATTCCGGTTCCAGCAGTCGTGTCAACTCTCAGGTATCGCTTAGTTCCGACATACGCAAAATGTGCAACCTCGTTGTCCGTGGCTTCCAAAAGTGTGGGTTCTGTTCCTACAAGATCAGTATCGGGAACAGCCGCGGCGTCGGATAGGTTAGCGGCGTCGCCGTGCATCAGCTGGAAGGTCATATCAACCGTAATAACCCCACTGAAACAAACAATCATTGCGCCCTCAAAACCTGCGAGGTCAACGATTGCGTCTCCGGTTTTGGCACCAGCGCCCAAGGCCGCCGGATAGATGGAGTATTCTGGTAAAAAGTCGTGGTATAAGTCTTTCATTTCATTCCTCCTTATGTAGTCTTGATCTGAAGAACCTTGATAGCTTCAGCTTGAACAACCTGGCCCCCAACTCGCTTCCGTATGGTGAACTCGACCGCTCCACTTAGTTTCTGGCTGTAAGGATCGCGAAGGATACTGATCTGAGTCCGGTCACTGATGGTATAGCCAACCCGGAAGTTACCGAAAGCCACAGCATAGGCGAGGGACGCCACAGCTGGCATATCAACAGTCTCAAGAATCGGTCGGCCCAAGATTGTCGATGGCATTTTGTCTACCAGACTTGGCATCCAGATATAATGATTGGCGGCATCCTTGAATAATACAACCTTTTGAACTGTCGCACGTCTCATTAACCAGGTCGCGTTACTGGCGTAAGGTTCTTTGATCCCATAATAGAGATTCAAAATATCCGTCACACTGAGATCTCCTGCTGTATCACCTGCGATTTTTCCTGCAATGACAGCTGCGTTGGAAAGGAATCCTTCAGCTTTGTTGACTCCATCTCCAGAAACAAAGTCTGTTCCCTCTAAAACGCCGAACTGCTCACCGGCCTCCATTGCAATCTGAGCCTCCATGTTGAAATCGGAATCTTCAAGCTCCTGGTTTGAAATGATCACATCCGCATAAATCTCATTGTTCGGGATCTTTTCCATTCCATAAGTCAACCCGGTTGTCTCAGCCTTGGTTCCTGTTTCGCCTACGTGTTTAGCTGCAAAGGTTCCGGTTCGTTTTCTGACCCAGATCTCATTCTTGCTGGTTGTCCGGACATTCGCGACCGAGCGGATATTTGAGAATTCTACAATCGTCTTCAAAAGATCGTTGGTGATTTCGGGCGAAGTAAGGTATCCACCAGCCGTGTCATCTGAAACCCTTAGAACCTTTAGCTCTTCTGGACCTACAACGCCCTTGCGGAGGAAGCCCATTAATGCTTTATGTTCATCGGATTTCTCACCCTTTACTTTTTCAGGAACTTCGATCGGAAGCCGGTTCATTTTCGTTTCGATCTCATCAAGTCTGCCATCGGCTTTTGTTTTGTACTCCAGGAATTCTGCTTCTGTGGTTTTTCCCTTTTTCAGTTCCTCAAACTTGGCGGCAATTGCAGTATTGATCTCGGCAATCTTTTCTTTGGTCTCATCTTTGATCTCTACGGAAATAGCTGATTTGACTTCTTTGATCAGATCTTCCTTTTCTTTCTTTTCTAATGGCATTAAATTTCTCCTTTTTGAATTTCGGGATTTTCAAGATATTGGAAGTGCGGTTGCGGGTTCTCATCTTGCCCGAGCTTCCCGATTGACTCAGGTATGATACCTTTCTTTTCGTTCTGAGTGTCTTTTGACGGGTCAGTAACTCCAAGAAGGGTTTCTAACGCTTTTATAGCATTGTTTATAATTTCTTTATTTACATTTGATTTTATTTCATCTCCCTCGAATTCTCCGAGAGCCGTTGTCGTAGATTCAAGTAATTCCAATGCATCCCCGACGGTTTTGAATTTGGCATTTTTGACATTCAATATAAGCGCTTTAGGATGTGCCTGGAACGTGACAGGAGAAACTTCAAATAATTTAACCTCTTTCAATCGTCTGAAAGGCCCATCCCATAAATCCTTGAGCGTATTGAATCCGAATGAAAGACCCCTGATCGCCTTCTGTTTCATCAGCGCATATTTCTCTCGAGCCGCCTGAACCTCAAGGTTAAGTTCGCCCTTGACTTTCAATCCCTTTTCATCCTCTTCAATTTCGGAGATTATGCCGATGGGATTCTCTGGGTTGTGATACCAGAGTAGTGGGAATTGTTTTTGTGCTTTTATTGATCTTATGAAAGCACCTTTTTCAACGATCTCATTCATAGCATCCGGTTTTTCGAAGATTGCGGCGTATCCCTCGAATACACCTTTTTCGTCAATATCTTTTAATTCAAACGGAAATGTTTTCTCTTCCATTTCACTCTCCTTTATTTACCATCCCTTCTTTGACAATCGGCAAATATTCTCTAACTTGCTCCTCAGTCAGTTGATTCATTTTCTTACCTCCTGACTGAAAATCCTTGACTGCATTGGCACTGAGGATGCGCTGTTGGAGTATCATCCCCACTCGAAAACGCCTGATTGATCGGGATCGGACCCTCACCCTCATTATCTAGGCATATATCACAGGGATTCCCTCCCCCCGCTATCCATTCCTTTTCCGGTTCTCCAGGCAACCGTCCCTCATCCCTAGCCTGTTTTACCGAATCCCATTGGCCGAAATTGTAGGAATCCGAGATCTCTGTCCTGGCAATTCTCATCGCCCTGTTGTTATGCAGGGTTTTTGCATACCTTTCGACCTGGAGATTCATCACATTTGCAGGGATATTCTCTTCTGCCATTGATGTCATTAATCGCGTTACGGCCAATGCCTCGCGCTGTGTAAGTCCGATTATGGGTTTGATCCTCTGGGCCATAAGATAAGGGCTTGTCACTCCCCAGGTGATCTGATGCTGTATGAGTGCTTGTGCAGAGCCATACTGAGCAGCCGTTAGATTCACGATCAGGCTCCCGCCCTGTTTATCAATCCATGCCTTTACGCTCTGCATCGTATCGTTAAAATCAAACTGTTTCGTTTGAATCCGGTTGACCTTCCGGGCGATCCCGTTTCCGGCGGTAATTATGCCCCTCATCCATTCGGTTGTCAGGTCTCTCTCCACAAACTCAATTATCATGTTCCGCCATGTATCCAGAAGATCCGAAGGTACGCCATTCGCCTGTATTATCCGTTCCGCAACCGCTGTGGTTATGGTTTCCCGCTGCTTCTTCCAAAGTGATTTAACGGGTTTTGTGATAGTCCCTGCATTTGCTGTTATATACCGGCGAAAAATAGCGGCATCCCGGATATCGGTAATAATCAAATTCCGGGATCTTGTTTCTAATAACATTTATTCCTCTTCCTTATTCCCCGAGATGTCAGATAGGAGAATCAGATTAGCCGGGATCATAATTACATCTCCAGCCGGTCCGATGGAATCATCCCCACAGGATTGTCGTTTTTCATTTATTGTCCTCCAGTATGCCTGAGCCTGTCTCTCATAAACCGCATTTTGCTCCTCTTTAATCGCCTCAATCGCATCCTTGTCATAGTCAAGATAAAGCCGGTCATCGTCATAGGCAGGGGTAAGCCAGTTGTTTAATTCGTCTCTCAAAAAATCAAGGTCCGGCAATATCGCCTCAACATATAAAGCCTTTCTCGCTTCCTTATAATTGCTGTATGTTTTATTCTCCGAATCGCCGATCAACTCGGGGGCCACATTGTAAACAGAACAGATTTTCCGGGCATTCATCTTGTCTGAATTCAGCCAATCCATATCCTTGGGGGTTATAGCCCAGGGCTCCCATTTAACCCCCCCCTCCAATAACGGGGGTCTACCGGCATTTTTATAGCCCTGCATCTTCTCTTCAAATTTCTTCAATATGCGTTCTCGCTGCTCTTCCTCAAGTGTTCCCTCTACTATTATTCCCCCAGGAGGTCGGCAATCGTTTTGCAGGAGCTTCATGTTCCATTCCCGGCCCATGCTCGAGATGTCAATTTCCTTTGCCGCAACCTCAATAGGCGATAATCCATACCAATCATCAAGAGGGGCGAACGTTTTTAGATGCAGAACTTCCTCACGTTTGAAATCCGGTTTTCGAGGGATCGCATTAACCGTGTACCTATAACCCCTAATAGGTTCAAAAGCATTCCCAGGCAATACCTTCATACGGTCCGGCCGTATAACATATAATTCATTC